ACCTGTATTTTCAGTTGGTAAAATCGTGTCACCTATAATAGTAGGACTTCTATTACTAGTTGCTTTAGCTCCTTCTATATAGCTAGCGGCATTACCGTTTCCTATGGCTAAAGTGTTGTAAGAAGAAGCATAACTACTATTGTTGTAATGTACTTGAAACGCTGAACCATACGCCGCTGTTCGAGCCGAACGTAAAACCATGCGAAGATTACGATAAGTCTGCGGAATGGAGTTAAACGTTATTATTGAATTTGTTGCATCAGCAGTATAAACTGCGATCTCTTCCATACCTATTTTACCGCCACCACCAAACAACCCGCCGTTTGTCCAAGTAGAAACAGCAGTAGACGGCCACGCCTTAGGCGTATCCGTCCTGCCCCTAAAGTTACTGATAGCTTGACCTGGGTTAGTTCTGTACTGGTTAAACGACATATAAACCTTTAACTAGGCTGTGATTTGATTTACATAACCATGAATAAGTATGTCGTTTGTTACCGAAGCAAATGCTTTAACAATAAGAGCCGCACTAGAATTTCCTTTAATAAGTAAACCAGGAGCAACAAGCACTAAACCTGCTTCAGCGGTAATTGTTACTTCGATAGGATCAGCAAGACCAGCGCCACCCCACTCTAAAGTCAACTTGACATCAGCAGCGTCTTGATTTACTGCATACAGCCAAATCTCATCTAACGTGGTTGCAACTGAGCTTCCCGTATGAATCGTTGTGCCACTGCCGCTTGTTGTTGAAGCAACGGCTATGCCTCGTCCATCGGTACTTGCTGACAGAATTGTTTTTGAATATGTCGCCATGATGGCTCCTTAACTGAAAACTTGGTTAGAGATAATGTTATCCGCCGTGCCATTAACAACTTGTGCTGGTACTGCCGCCCAAGCAGAAGACCCCGCAGTGCTAATCGTCAACACCTGACCGGTAGTCGCAGATATTGCGGGCGAAGCACTAATCCCCATTTTTTGTTGCAAAGCAATCAAAGCACTCGAATGGTTCGTATGAACCTTATCATGCAAAAAATCTGTTGCATCCAGCTCAGTAGCCTGAAGCGGAGACGGCTGCTCAGCAGTTGTATCTAAAGCCCCAGGGAAATTACTGGGTGACGGAATAGCCATTCAAATCTCCTATGGAGTCGTATCGAGAGTAAAGACACCAGACGCATTCCAAACAATCTGGAACGTACCCGACGTAGTGGAAAAGTTCCCACCAAAATCTACGTAAGCAATAAGAGGCTTATTAGCCTCACTAGTATCATAGATCACCGCAGCAGCAGCATTAGTAATCGTAGAAGCAGTCCACGTCACATCACCCGCATCCCACGTAATAATCGCATTAGCTGCGCCTCCCGTGATATCGAAAGTAACACCAGTGAGAGCTTCACCACCAGCAGTGTAACCCGTACCCGTAACCTCGTTACCCACATCACCAAACACTGAATCAGTAGCAAAGTTAGGGGTGTAACCAGACTCAACAAGCATACACTTGAAACGTCCTACGGCTGTATCATCAAAATCTATTTGGAAATTTGTAACCTGCGTCAAGTTATTCTTAAACGGCAAGGCATAAAGGCCACTAGCCACGGTTAACTCCTCCGGTACCTGTAATTGGCTTAGGTCGGATAGTCACATTGCCTGATCCGGCCATTATCGTTTCCCTCTTCTAACGTTCGTCATCTTTTTCCCAGTTCTTTTAGCTTGCGCCGCAGCAGCTTTCCTGCCAGCAGCAGAATAACTGTAATGTTTATTACCAACTTTAGGCATATTGACCTCCGCTTAACAAGACACTAACAAAGAATAGGGGGGGGATGGAAGGGCCAGGGGAAAGGGGGAACCCTGACCCTCCCAAACCACTTAGCTACTAGGCAAGGCTAGAAGCAGATTCTACACGCTGCAAGCAAGCTTCACGGAATCTACCGTAACCAACAAGTTGGTACCAGCCGACAGTCATGAAACGGCGAAGGTTATCAGTTACTGGCCCATAAACGATAGAAGGCATTTCACCGAAACCTGGTGCCCGTGAGAACGCTTTAGCGAGAGCCTGACGGCCAGCTATAACAGTGTCATACACGTTGATACCGGCAGCACCAGCACCGGCCTGGATGTTAGCGCGAGGGTTCTCAATGAACTCCACACCACCCCATGTGCCGATAGAACCGTTACGGACAGCAGCGCCATCTTGACGGATCTGGTAAGCGATAACATCAGTCACGGCTGCTGCGCTACGAAGATCGAAAGCGACATCAGGGTGAATCATGCCAACATAGTTACCGTTCTCGAAACCTGGTGCTGAAGCTGTACGAAGTTTCGCAGCCGCAGTACGAGTCTGATTAGGGGTAATTATGTCAGCAGCAATAATGTTGACAGTAGCTGCACGACCGGCAGGCAGAATTTCGTTTGTTCCACCTGAAGCCACAGCAGCTACAATCTGGTCAATAGAATCAACCATGTTGTAACCAATAATGTTTGCTGCATCTGCGTCAACATTCAAGAATGAAGTTCCACGCAGTTTAGCGGTTGTAGTAACAGCGTTACCATATTCGACAAGAGTCACGGTGACTGTACTATCAGTCAACGCTACCGCAGCAACATCTACTGCTTGAGCTATAGCTCCTGTAGCAGCAGCCATATTGTCATAAAGGTCGAACTGTACAGACGCACCATTATGGGTTTGCGCTGTAGATCGAACATCTGCGATCATTTCGTAAAGTGGGTTGGATCGTAAAGCGAAATAAGCGAGTTGCTCAAACGCTCCCGTTGAGGAGGATACGTTTCCTGTTCCTGTAAATGCCATTATAGAGTCCTATTTGGGAGAGGGACTCCGTGCTAATGACTAAATCAAGTTGTTGCGTTCCACAAGTAACCGTTTGCTTCCATCAATGCTTTCAATTCTTCTTCAGAATTGGTGGCTCTAATCTTAGCGTCTAGGTCAGGGTTGCTAACCGGATCTCCGCCTTCGCCAGCCAAAGCAATCCTTTGCTCTGCCGCTAGCTCTGCATCTTGCCGAGGGTTACTAGGAGAAGCATCACTGCCAAGAAACCCTGCTGCTGTAGCTTCCGCTGCAATAGATTGGGGATCAAGTTCGCCTTCGTATCCTTTAACAAAGTAGCTAACCTTAGCATCATCAGGATCTAGTCCTGCTGATCGGAAAGCATCACGCCTCTTGTAAGAAGCGAGTTCTGTCTCAGCGCTAGTTGCTCGACCTTCGAGTTCCCTACGCCAATTCGGTTTCGATTCGGTTTGGACATCAGCTTCTGATTCGTCAATATCGACGGAGTTACTGGTTGCCATTTGTGCTCACCTGACCTGTACGCATCGCAGCGGTGGTACTGCAATGGAGGTTTGTTGGTAGCTCTCCCATACGGGGCCAATCAACAGTGTTTACTATACAGACATTTACTGCTAAATGCAAGTGCTATGTTGCTTCACCTAAACTAGTTACGCCTTCTCCTGTAAACAAAGCTCCAGAACGTCCTCTCGAACCCGCTGTTCGAGTTTCTACTTGCCGACGCACCTTAGTGCTAGTCTCAGCGTCCATGTTAAACTCGCCAAGAGCTATTTCATCCAAAGATAAAGCTGCCGAACCTAACAATTCACCAGTCAAACCTTTACGACTATCAATAGCTTGTCCTAATGCCGCCTGAGCTATGTCTTCATTTTGTAATTGTTCAGCGGTACCTCTCATCAAACCTGTACCCAAACCTCCAGCGTTCATCGCCGTTGCCGAAAGTCCAGCAGCTTCAAATCTACGATTCTGCTCAAAAATGTTTTTAGCTGCTCCAGGGTCAAGGAAGTAAGCTGTTAACGACCCTTGAGGAATATCGTACAAAGTTTTAAGTTGGGATACAGTGTCTTGGTTTGCTGTTGCAAGAGCGCTTTCAGCTAAACCTACCCGTGACTGAAGTTCAGCTACCGACACGTCACCCGCAATAAGTGCTGCGAAATCGTCAGGTTTATCACTAAACGTTGCAGGTAAATTGGCAGCCTGCATAGCTGTTCTGTAATCTCTTTCTAATTGCATGTATTGGAATTCGGTAAGGGCAGGTAACTTAGCTGCAATGCGTGTCGCCATAGCTGGGAACCGAGTTTTGTAAGCAGGCTGTTCCCTAATTTTCATAGCGATAGAAGTACGAGATTGTGCAGTGCCCATTTCGCTTTTAATAAAGGTAGCGAGTTCTGCATCTAAACCGTAAGCAGCTACTAAATCATCTACTACAGCAAAGGCATCATTAAGATCTGAGATCGCAGTAGCCGCAGCCTCTGTTGCCTCTTTTGCGTCTTTAGGTAAAGTCGTAAGCTTTTTAGTTGGATCATAAC